TATCACCTTACAAATGCGGCGGCTGATGAAATGCGTGTACGGCTGGCCGCGGATTATAAGGATGGAATGTTCATTGGAACAATTCATGCACTCGCAGCGCGATTTTTGATGCGCGCGGGGCTTAAAACCGAAGTGGATGCAGCGATTGACAAGGATGATTTTGATACTTTCTTTACTTTAATTAAGAAGAACCGGTCTTATGTAGAACATTTTGACTATGTTCTGGTGGACGAGGCGTAGGATTTGAGTTAGAAAGAATATGATTTCATCTTTAATATGATTCAACCCATTTGTTATTTTGTAGTGGGTGATTATAGGCAAAATATTTATGAAAATCGTGGGTCGAGTTCAAAGTTTATGTTAGACCTTGCAAACGACCCTGGTACTAAACAGTACAGTTTGAATGAGAATTACCGCAATGGCTCAAACATCCTCGCCCGCGCGAAGAAAGAGATTAAAAAAATCGGGGTATTAGATGACTCTATCCCGATGAATCGCGGCGGCTGCGTGTATGAAGGCCCATTTAACATTGATACTTTAGTAGATTGGATTCAGAACACAGGTAAATGGGGCGAGTGGGCTATTCTGTGTTATACAAATAAAGAAAAAGATTACCTTCGAGAGTTGTTGGGAGATTATGATATTGAAACCATGACCTTTAACCTGCGGCGTAAGACCAAAAAACAACTTGATGAGTTGATGCAAACCAATAAAGTGAAAGTTATCACTGTATGGGGTGCGAAAGGTCTTGGATTCCCGCATGTTGCAGTATATGGTTGTAACTGGTTAACAAGACAAGGCAAGCACAAGGAAGGCTGCCGAGTTGATTACGTAGCCTACACACGCGCGATGGACACCTTGATGATTTTTACATAAAAAAAGCGTAGACAAAATGTCTACGCTTAACCTATTTAACCTTCTACGTTAACTTCGTGCGCCATATCGCACAGTGCGTCAATTAAGTCGGACACTTTGTCCCAATCAACTTCAAAATCGACGCTGGCCGCCATGACTTTCATCTGGTTCATAACGAACTCTTTGCGCTCTGCACCAGTAGCATAGTCATGCTCAGCCTGGACCATGAGGTCTAACACCATCTTTACGATGACATTCCAGTTCTTATCCTCTGTAGCTTTCTGCACATACTTGATAAGCGCGATAGCCAGAGGGATGACGGCCGCAAGACCGACAAGAATAGGTGGAAGGTATTTCGCGATAATATCCATATTTCCTCCTTAAGGCAATTTCAGAACCTAACCAACTTGCAATATATTGGATTTTAAATTATTTAACTTTTTAATTTCTAAATAACGGAAGCCGCGCCCAAGCTGAGATGCCGCGATACCCCATAAGGTATCACCAGGTTTAACCACATAGGTTTTCTCATCTGTAGGCGTTGTTTCTGTTGGCGTAGAAACAGGTTTCGTTGGAGTCTATTTGCCCAGCTTTTGATTAATTAAGGATAACGTGTCAGGACCAGCTTCTCCATCAACGGTTAATCCATTATCTTCCTAAAATTGTTTCACGGCTTTCAAAGTAGCTTTACCAAACTCACCATCTGCACCAGCAGTTCCGCAATCATAACCCAGCTTTATTAAATTTTTCTGTAAAGTCTATACAGCTTCACTCATATCTCCGTAACGAAGAATCTGATTTGTGTTCATCGTGGTCGTTGTCGATGTTACAGGCTCATTCTCAGCTACGGTTGGACTAGCGCTACTAGATGCATACTCCCAACGGGGGATTCCGTATCCATAAATGCGTTTATCATTGATGGAATAAGTTCTGCGTGCTACCTAGTCGCTAGTATTTCCTTCGATTGTAACAACTTGTTGTGCGCTAACCGATTCAACTATACCAGTATGACTTACTTCGCCGCTGCTATAGCTGAAGAATATTTGATTACCGCGCGCAGGAATGGATGTCCAGCGGCCGGCCTGCTTGTAATATCCAGCAGAGTATAAGCAACCCGCGCCCATACTCTTCTACGGCTGGCACAACATCTTCATAGCAATGCTTGCACCAAAAGTATGATAGAATAACCAGTCAACGAAGACATCGCACCATGCATAGCCATTCTTCGCGGCATTATAGAAATCTGTCATGCCATCTAAGTCGCGTGCATATTTCGTATAATTCCCACTACCCGCATTGGCGAATTTATCGTCAAGCCGCGCGTTACTGGCCTTTTCATGGTATCCAATCTCACTCTCAGCAAGCTTTAATACTTTATTAATAGCTTCCTCTTTTGTCATTTCATATACTCCCGCATCGCATCTTCGCGCTCTTGGTCGAGTTTCATTAACTCTTCCTATTTCTTTTCCCATTCCTATTGCCATTCATGATCCTGGTAGCGTGTCTTTGCAGTCTTTATCCAACCCATGAAACCGCACTCACCAGTACAAGCTACAAAGAAGCAAGTACATAAAGTATCAGGAATGGCACCAGTTAAGAGATAGAGCCATATCATGACAATCGTAAAAATAAGTACTGCTATACCGACAATGATTAGTATTAAATCCATAGTTTTCTTTGTCATAGTTCTACCTCCATATATAAATGTAGTATAAATCTGTGAAAAATACATAGAAATGTGGTAAAAGTGCCACTTATAGTTATGGGTAGGAATTATTCTATAAAGGAGGTATTTTATGGACGATACCGAAATCTTAGTTCTTCCAAATGATTTACTGGATACCAAACTTCCTAATTCTTATTTATTAAAATATTATCAAGATTTAGAGCATCGTACTTTTTGGATTAGCGATGAAGTAAATGATGAGTTGCTCTATGAGCTGGCGCATTATATTTTGAAATGGAATAGAGATGACCAAGATATTCCAGAAATTGATAGGTGCCCTATTTATTTACTGTTCAACTGCCCCGGCGGTGACCTCGACGCGCAAGCCTCAATCTGTAGTATGATTGAGCTGTCTAAAACTCCTGTTATTGGAGTAGCAATGGGTATGGTCGCAAGTGCCGCATCCTTAATCTACCTTTCATGTCATGTGCGTTTAGCTTTAAAGTCAAGCTATTTTATTTTGCATAAAGGCTCGGCCGCCCTCAGCGGAAACTTCGATAATATTATGAACTCTATTGATGACTATAAGCGCGAAGTCGAGAAAATGGTTATTCATATTGTCGATCATTCGCACTATACGAAAGAAGAAGTCGAACAACATATCGGCAATGACTGGTATGTTCGCATGAAAGAGGCCGTGGATAAAGGTCTGGTTGATCAAATTATAACAGATATTAATATGTTACTTTAAGGGGGAGATTAGTTGTATACTGGTTATAAAGAGTTGATGTTATCTGATGAGCAGATGGCCAACTTTTATAGTGACCCTAAGCAATTAACTCAAGATCTCGTAGAGAATGAATATCTTCTTTTAGAAGATTTTAACGGTATGACTGTGGATAAGTTCTGCTTTTAGAATGGTGATTTGCGGAAAGTGCAGTACCCTACTATAAATAATAAGTACACAAAGACAGTTAAACCGAGAAATGATTAGCAAGTATTTGCTTTAGATATGCTTTAGGATAGAAAAACTAAAGTAAAATTGATACGTGGTGTCTATGGAAGCGGCAAGGATTATTTGATGCTTAACCAGGCGCTGCGGTATATTGAAGATGGATTGTTTGAAAAGATTATTTTCTTGCGGCCGAACGTAACAGTAGCAAATGTTCCAGATATAGGATATTTAAAAGGTTCGGCTGATGAGAAATTGGAATGGACGCTCGCGCCATTTTATGATAAGGTGGGCGGCCGCGAAGGTGTGGAATATTTGGTCGAAGGCGGATAGCTGGAGATGGTTCCATTACTCTTTATTAGGGGTCGTAGTTTTGAGAATAGTTTGGTTTATGTTTGTGAAGGACAAAATATTACCAGCGAAATTGCAAAATTAATTATAAGCCGCGTCGGTATGAACTCTGAGCTGTGGATCAACTCGGATACACATCAAACTGATTCGCGGATATATGAAAAAGATAATGGTATAACTAAGATGATTGAGCGGCTTAGCGGCAATCCGCTGTTTGGGTATGTATATTTACCCAGGTCGGAGCGCGGCGAGGTTGCTAACTTAGCTACTTTATTAGATGATTAAAAGAGTGGATTTACATCCACTCTTTTTAAATTTGATTTTTCTTTAAATTAATGGTATAATATATATATAATGAAACAAAGGAGATTTTTACTATGACTATTAATCCTATCGGTAATGACCAGTTCATGGTGCAGGTCGGACGCTCACAGGACGTGATGACGCTTGATGAAGTTATGTTTCTGCTCTCTCAGCCGCCTAAGGTTGTACCAAAGCAGGAGCCGTCGCAGGCTGAGCTTGAAGAATTTTGGGAAAGGAGTAATTCTTTCTGCGGCGAAATGGGAGCGCTTGACTAATGGGTCAGAATGTGTTTAAGTATGGGTATGTTCCATGGCGCTATCCGCAAAATTGGCTCGGTAATATCGAGTTATTCTTCCGTCATTTCAAGTGGGCATATCAGCGCGCAACTAAAGGGTTCTGTGATATGGATATTTGGAGCCTGGATAATTCGATTCTGAATTATCTTTCGGGAACTATTGAGCAGTTAGCTAATACCACTCACGGTTATCCTTGTGATCCACGCTTTCCTACACCTGAGAGTTGGGAAGAATTTTTGCACAGTATGGCGCATGACTTCTATCGCGCGAATGAAGCGAATGACTATTATGATCATCCAGCGCAGGATGCTTGGTATCAAGAAGTTAAGGATGCGACGAATATACAGGAATATAATACTCAGTCGTCTACTGCCATGTTGGAAGAAATTAAAGATTTGGCAGAAATTCGTGACAAAGACCTTGAAGTCGGGTTAATAAAATTAGAAGAGGTTTTTCATAACCTTTGGGATTGAGGTGAGTTAAATGATTAAGCGCTGGCTTATTCGCGGTGATACGCATGGTCGCTTCGGCTGGATGGATAACGGCGCGCTGACAATGTACAAACCAGAAGAAACAGCGATAATAATTTTGGGAGATGCTGGATTTAATTTCTTTCTGAATGAGCAAGATGACAGATTAAAGAAAGAAGTTAATGACCGTGGTTTTCGTTTTTATTGCGTCCGTGGCAATCATGAGGCGCGGCCGCAGGATGTAGACGGTATGAAGGCTACATTCGATGCAGCCGTTGATGGGTGGGTATATTTACAGGAAGAGTACCCCAATATTCGTTACTTCTTTGATTTTGGTGAATATAAAATCGACAAATATCACATCGCTGTTATCGGTGGAGCCTATTCGGTGGATAAACCCTGGAGACTGCGGCGCGCGGGTGTAACGAGCAGAATCAATCCAGATTATTATAACCCCAAAGTAACGGGCTGGTTTCCTAATGAACAGCTTACTGAAGCTGAGATGAAAGATGCATATGATATGTTTGTTAATAAGACATATGATTTCGTCTTCAGCCATACCTGTCCTATATCTTGGCAGCCTACCGACTTGTTTCTCTCGTTGGTTGACCAGAAAGCTGTTGATAGCTCTATGGAATATTGGTTGGAGTATATAAAAAATAGTATCGGCTGGTGTGTGTGGTGCTTTGGTCATTATCATGCAGACCGTTTGGAGCGGCCGCGCGTTGAAATGTACTACAACGACTTGGAAGAGCTGCAGATAATCTATGAGCGTTGGGAATATTATGACACCGAAGGTCATTTAAAAGACTGGTGGCTTGTAAAATCTCCAAATTTCTATATGGACTAAGAGGGAAGATGTATCTTCCCTCTTTTAAATTTGCTTTTTTTAAAAAATTATGGTATAATATATATATAATGTAAGAATACAGTTGGAGATTTTTATGAAAAAAAGTAAACATGATGTGGCAGCTTTAAACACTAATGCTATCTGCGACTTTGATTACAATGAACGCAGACAGCGTGAGAATCGTGAGCGGGAACGCCGCCAGCAGGCAAAGAGAAAAGGAAAACAGAGATACGAATATTCTAAAGAATGGGATTTTTAACATGGCTAAACGAATCGGCGTAGAAGAAATTAAGTTAATCAATGAAGCCTATCTTCATTATGGGACTTATGCTGCGGCTGCGCGAGCTGTTGGATGTTCGCCTTCAACGGTAAAGAAATATGTCGTTGATGATTACAAGGTGACACCGGCCGCGCGCGAACATAAGGAGATTGTATTTGCTCCAGTTGATGAAGTGGTACAATCTTTGCAAGTCATGAAGTCAGCTTCATGTCTTACTCCGCGCGAAAAGAGTGAGCTAAAATCTATTTGGAAGGATATGAATTTCTAATGAAAGAGTATTTTCGTTTTCTTGAAACCAGCAATAATGGCTGGATGATTTGTCCAAAGCATGAGTTGTTTGGTAGCCCTTGTATTACGGGTAGCTATGGTCTGTTTGCTTGCCGTTTGTTGGGTATTAGTTGGCCTGACTGGTTGCGGCTATGTGAACAGAATGGCGCGACTCTTTATGGGAAGGGCGCCCTCTACGTCCATGCTGTGTGGAAGGAACCGAATCAAGATTTTCTGAAAATTGTTAACCAGCGCGCGAATGAAGTAGCGAAGCAAATTGACGTAAAGGAGATTAACTGGTAATGAATAAAAACGAGCGTAAGAAAACTGGTGAAGAACTGTATGGTTTTCTCAACTTTAGAAAGAGAGGTTATTGGGTCAAGAGCAAGAAAGGTAAAGGCTCATATGACCGCGCGCGTTTCAAACGAGGAGAGGAATAGGATGCCGAGTCTGAAACTATGTCCAAAATGTAATTGTTTACCAACTGTACATTTTAATAAGCGTTTTGTGAGATGTTTTTGCACCATCTCATGTCCCAATTTCGGGTGTCCGCAATTTTATCCAATCGTAACTACCGGCTTTAGCGAAAATAGTGCATTGCAGAAAGCAGCAGAACAATGGAATGAACGTGTTGAAACTGGAGCAAGTCCCTTGCTCTGATTTAACTTGCTTTTTATAAAAATTTATGATAGAATATTAATAGAAAGTGAGGGATTAATATGCCGTATGTAGTTCATTTAGATTGGGGCATAGACAAATATTTTCACAGTCATACCAAAGCTCGTATGTATCTTTTCCGTACTTATGTAGCTGACTGTGACAAGAGTCATGAAGATGATGTACGGATCGCCGCAGCTTGGAGAGACATGATGGAAACCGATGCGATTGATTGCTTCGGTGCTATCTATCCCTTTGAATTTGAGGATGACGGATATGAAGACTAAAGCTATGGTAAAACCTGGTGATGTGATTCACATCTATCGGATGTTCGGTGAGCCTCAATACACAGGGCGCGAAGGCGTTGTGCGGCGAATTGATGACATAGACCAGATTCATGGAACCTGGGGCGGATTAGCGCTTACTTTTGATGACGATTGGGTCATTATGGAGGACTTAACATGACAGTTTATGAGAAAATCGACCGCGCGCTCAAGCAGCATGAGCAGCATAAGTATGCTGAGCGTTCTATGGAGTCGATTGGTAGTTATCTCGACTGGGCATGGAAATGGCGCAAAATTACTGAAGAACAGAAAGAAGAACTTGTTGACCGCTGGCTCGTAATCTGGGAAGCTGAGTGGCGCAAGAAACATGGTGACTATGATTAAAAAAATTTAGGAGTAAAGAATGAAAAAGTTAATACGGATTTTAAGCATTTGTCTGATACTGGCATTATGTGTAGGTATGTTTTGTACTACTGCTTTTGCTGAGGAAGATGGGTAGCTGACGGAAGAAATTCTAGAAGAGTTGGCTGATGATGTGCAGGTACAGAATGTTGAGGAAGCATTGGATAAGGTGGAAGTGAAGCTGGAAGTAGAAGCCGAGCCTGAGCCTGAACCAGAGCCTGAACCCGAACCTGAACCGGAACCCAAAGATGCAGTAGCAACGATTGTCTTCAACTACCGTGACAGGAGTGGCAACTGGGCTTCTACTTCAATGTCCAATACTCTCTCTCCTGGTAGTGGATGGAATATCACAGCTAAGAAAGCGGATAATGTAATTGCTAATTATAGGACAGTTCAAGTTGGAACTATCAAGTACACCTTTACTGGATGGGATACCAGCTTTCCTGTGCGCTTTGCCAACTTAACGGAAGATACGACCGTTACAGTGACCGCGCAGTATAATGTTGAAGGATTGCCCAACTTGTCAGTCAATTACAACGACAATATCGCAAATGGCTCTTCGTCTTGGGCAAGCAATAACAGCTTTGAGTCATATACACATACCTTTAAGACACCTGCCGACATTCCCGAGCATTATGAGTTTCTTTATTGGGAAGGGAATAACAGTACTTACACAGCTGGCGCGCAGTTCTCAGTTAATGTAGCACAACTGAGCGGCGACACGACTATTGATTTTGTTGCAGTATATAAGTATCAGCCTGCAGTACAGGTAAATTATCACTATAAAGAGAACACTGTATCTGTACTGGAATATCAGGATATTGATATTTATGGCAGCGCGCCGATTGAGGGTAAGTGGTTTTATAGTGGAGAATCTACTCCAATCGCTGAAGGCACAAAAGCCACCTTACCAGAGAAGGTAGTAACTACTGTGGCAATGAATGAAGTTAAGGAAGTAGATGTTTATGCCAAGTACTTCAAGATAACATGGGTTAATGATGATGGTGCAGTATTAAAGGAAGATGTTGATGTACCTTATGGTGCGACTCCAGAATATACTGGAAATACACCTACCAAGAAGGCAACCGCGCAGTATACTTACACCTTTAAAGCCTGGACACCAGAAATTGTGGCAGTAACGGCTGATGCAACCTACAAGGCTACTTATACAGCGAAAGCAAAAGAACAGCCCGTGCAATTGTACACTATCACTTATATGCCAGGTGACCACGGTTTATTCCAGCCGCAGGCTACAACCTTGCCTTATGGTTCAGCTACGCCGCCAGCACCAGCTGTTATTGGTGAGGAAGGCTATCAGTTCACAGGCTGGTCTCCCGCGATTGGCGGAGTCGTAACTGGTAATGCTGTGTTCACCGCTCAGTGGGAAAAGATTCCAGTAGCACCTACGCCCACACCCACACCGACAGAAGAAGTTATAAAAGTGCGACTCGTTGAAGATATTGATGATGACGACGCGCCGCTGGCCGCGCCCGAAGTATGGGCACTGCTCAATTTAATCTGTCTGATTGCTACTATCTTTACACTTGTAAAGTATAAGAAAAAATATAATATTATTACACCTATCGCAGTTCTCGCAGCACTTGGGTTGTTTATCTTTACAGAAAATGTTCACAACCCGATGGTAATTGTGGATAAATGGACAGCATGGCAGCTGTTGATTTGTGTAATTGGTGTAGTTTCTCGATTAATTGCAAAGAACGAAGAAGAAAAACAGGAAGAAGTCGTGGAGTAATCCACGATTTCTTCTTGTAAAAATTTGATTTTTCTGAAAATTTATAGTATAATATATATGTAAGATGAAAGAGAGATAATGCGGTGTGGAGAAGCTAGTAATCTCGTCAGTCTCATAAACTGAAGTTCGTCGGGGCAGAACCGACCACCGCTACCAATATTGAGCATTTTTTCAACCTCCTTTCTTTTCTATCAAGACTCACTAAGGGGAACCTAACAACCGGCGGCGTCCCTTGCCGCCAGGGGCGAGATAGGCTGTGAGAAGATACGCTACCCTTAATTTTGTGAAAAAGCGACAGGGGAGGAAAGCGTTCTAAGTCCTCGACGGAAGATGCTGAGGGTCAGCAAAATTGCCGGAGAAGCTGAACAGGAGTAACAGCCGTCGCTTTATACTTTAGTGCCATACAAAAAATTTGGGAGAAATCAAAGAAATTTGATTTCTCTTAAATTTTATGGTATAATAATAATATAGTCGAAAGGCTATAATTCAATTTAATATAAGGAGTACAAGAATGAAGAAGATTATTGCACTGTTGTTATGTGTAGTGATGATGTTCGCGCTGTGTGCATGTGGCGGAAATGGAGGTACTGACTAGTTAGCAGACCTCAGCGATGAACCAATGAAGGTTGGTTTTATTTATCTTCATGACGAGTAGTCTACATATGACCTTAACTTCTTGAATGCTGCGGCAGCCGCTGCGGAATAGACAGGAGTTACGATTATTAACAAGACTAACATTCCTGAAGGTAATGAATGCTATGAAGCCGCAACCGAATTAGTTGATGAAGGTTGCAGCATCGTTTTTGCAGATTCTTTTGGACATGAAGACTACATGATTTAGGCGGCTCTGGATTATCCAGATGTGCAGTTCTGTCATGCTACTGGTACGAAGGCTCATACTACTGGGATTCCGAACTATCATAATGCGTTTGCCGCGATTTATGAGGGACGTTTTCTGGCAGGTATCGCCGCTGGTATGAAGCTGAATGAGATGATTGCCGATGGTCAGTTCACTGAAGACCAGGCGCTTATTGGTTATGTGGGCGCCTTCCCGTATGCCGAAGTTATTTCTGGCTATACCTCCTTCTTCCTGGGCGCGCGTTATGTTTGCCCCAGCGCTACGATGAAGGTTCAGTTTACTGGTACTTGGTATGATGAAGCTCTTGAAAAAGAAGCAGCAAATCATCTGATTGAGAGTGGTTGTGTTCTGATTAGTCAGCATGCTGACTCAATGGGCGCGCCGAGCGCATGTGAAATGGCTGGTGTGCCAGATGTTTCGTATAATGGTAGTACAATCTCAGCTTGTCCAAATACTTTCATTATTTCCTCTCGTATTGATTGGACGCCTTACTTTGTTTACATGATAAATTGTGTAAAAAATGGGCAGAATATTGATATGGACTGGACAGGAACAATGGATACTGGCTCTGTTAAGCTAACCGAGATTAATGATGCGGTCGCCGCGCAGGGAACAGCGGAAGTACTTGAAGATATTAAAGAAGGCTTATCCATGGGCGCGATTAAAGTGTTTGATACTTCCACATTCACAGTCGATGGAAAAACTTTAACTTCTTATATGGCGGATGTAGACACAGATGCAGCTTTTGAAGGTGATACAGAAGTTGTATTTGATGGCTATTTCCATGAATCTGAATTTCGCTCCGCGCCTTACTTTGATTTACATATTGACGGTATCAGCATTTTGGGTGAATAATTCAGACTAAGCCGATAGTGCGGCGGCTAAACCGCACTTATGGCTCTGTAGTTTAGTAGTAAAACGGAGGACTTATAATCCTTTGTCGAAGGGGCAGAACCTTCTGGAGCCACCATTAATACATTGGGTATTGTAGAGGACGAAAGTCGTATCCAAGAACTAAGGCGGATGGGAAGTCGCGCATCCCGCCCAATGTATTTATTTCCAGGTGTAAGTCAATTGGTAGACGGCAACATTTGGGATGTTGAGGCTGGGTGTTCGAGTCACCCCACTTGGACCATTAAAATTTGATTTTTCCTAAAAATTCTGATATAATATATATAGAAAGTGAGGGAAAGATAATGTACGACGACTTTGATACCCAGCAGCAGAGCGATGAAATTATCCCCGAAGAGTACGAAGATTGGTTGAGATGGATGTATTCTCAGCCAGAAGCCACGAGAGAGTAACAGCACTCAAGTGCGTATGAGTTCGTGATTTAATCACAAGGGAGCTGTCCACGCCAATCTCTAAAGTTCTCACAGGTGCGGGTTGAAATGAGAAGCAAGTTTATATGATGGGAATATCGCTCACTGTATAGTTGCGTGTGACTTGAGCAATCGTAAGAGCAATCCTTTCTTGAAAAGGCTGGTACTGACACATGACGCAAGTTGGTGCAAATCCAACACCCATCTCCAATCGTGCAAGCCTCGTGCGCACACTAAAGATAGCAGCGATGGCGCAGAGTATTAGGTAACTGCGTGAGCAAAATCCATTTATTAGTCCTCTGCCGATAATCTCCCTAAGAGCTGGGTGTGATTAGTGCTTAGGACTCAGAGAAAACGATGCATCGAGCGTTACCATAGCAACGCTAAGGTTATGGTGGGCAGGAAGGGCGCGTCCGCACTGTCGTAATAAACGGGGATGCCTTGTAAACTTGGTGGGTAGTTTGAGCACGGCGGTCTATATGGCTACTCTGTGTTTATAACCATCATCCATTCCCCAATAAGTGAGAAACCCATGGATATAACGCACGAAAACGAAAAGGGATAATCGTGTTGCAAATGGCTTCTTATACCGAAGGGTTTCGTGCCACGTTGCTTATTAATGTAGGTATAAGCGGCCGCCAATGTCGATAGACAAGTATTAAAAGTCACCAAGACAATAGGAGCGCAGGAAAGGAACACAGAGAGAACCAACTCTCGGAGTACGTAATAAGGTTGTGAAATCCTGATGCGATGCGCGTGATTAAGGACGAAACTGCGAAAAGCTGTGAAGTACTCCAACTGCACGCTCGACATTTTCTGTAATGTTGAAAGAGAAGGGAGTAGCTACCCATATCTGCTTTCAAATTACCAAGCAGTGCACATCATAATAGCTTGTAAAACTCCAATGATGTTGACTTTCGAGATGGTCTGATATATACCGCACATAGTTCAATAGGAACTTAAAGCGTCATATATCCGTCTGCGTTTAAGCGAGGTTAGGTTTGACGAGAGAAAACGGATAACCTGCAACTTGTACAAGGGGTTGGGCGCCTCGCCGCGGCGGAAAGTCCAGTATATTAATTAAATGCGGGGCCGGCGCTATAAATGGTCCCACCACCGAGGTCGTAGTTAACTGTGTCTGAAGGCCAGGACCGCGCTGAAAGCCTTGGGAACTCCAGTGGGAAACCCACTGCTGACGAGGGTTGTGCCTCGTCTTTTTAATTTTTGACTTTTTCAAAATTTTATGATATAATATATATAGAAAATGAGAAAGGGGTCAAAAATTATGACAGTTTGGGAAAAGATTGCACTTGAGCTTGAGCGCACCTACGGTGTCCATGTCGATTGGGAAGAGCGTTTCTACATCTGTCCCGAATGCGGCGAGCCGATTTATGAGTGCGATTGGAGCACCGAGGATTTGGAGTGCGGCTGCCCCGTCTGCGGATTTAGTTGGTAAATATACCCGAGTCGTCTAGCGGCCTGGACGTCAGGCTTTGACCCTGAAGGTGAACGGTCGGCACGTTCCTCGGGTGCCATATGCGAACGTGGTGTAATTGGTAACATGGCGGTCCCCAAAACCGTAAGATTTAGGTTCGAATCCTAACGGTCGTGCCACGTAAGTGATTCTTAAATTATGCTTGAAAAGGGAAGCCTCTCTACAGACGATGCCTGCGTCGTTTAAGGAGTATCGGTGATGATGCCAAAGTACACGGTGCATAAGCCGACGATATGCGGGCGTGGTGGAATGGTAGACACAAAGGACTTAAAATCCTTTGGTTGCACAACCGTGTGGGTTCGAGTCCCACCGCCCGCACCAACAAACCCAATTGAGTGAAAGCCTAACGGTAGGGAGGGAAACATAAGAGCGCGATGCCCTCGCTGGTCAAAAGCCAGAAACCTCCACGTGTCGCACAGGAGTGCCGCGGAAAGTAGATTGGGTTTGATTTTATATGGCTTGTTAGCTCAGTAGGTAGTAGCAATCGGCTGTTAACCGATGTGTCGAAGGTTCGAGTCCTTCACGAGCCGCCATCATCTGTGGTACCAAGATGTATTTACAGACCAGATTACTGCTTGGCTCCAGCAGGATAAAAGAGTGAGTCTCGCATATACGGACCTTCGGAGGTGGATGAGGAAAAACCTTCTCGCAAGCAAGGACGCCAGAGTGCCTTGGCTAATATCGGGAGTTAAACCGAGTGGGAATGATACCACGCCCAGGAGGAGTCCAATAGATGGCGCGAGTCGGTCAGCACTGCGATAGTGAGCTGATGGGAACCTAACCTCCCTGTGGTAGGAACTTGAGCTGCCAGTCCATTTAAGGTCAACTCAACCAACTGGCATTCTATAAAATTTTGAACCATCATTTTTATAGAGTTCGAACTTAGAAAGTTTACTTAATATTAGAAGGTAAATGGAGGTTCAAAATATGAAACCAGTTATTAAATATTGCGCCTATTGTGGTGCTTAGTTAACAAGTGAATAGCGACATAACACTTACTGTTCTCAAAATTGCGCTAATCTTATGAAAAAAGAGAAGAAAATTACGGCGTGGTTATCGGGTGAAAGTGACGGGAATTATCAAAATGGTTAGCTATCTGAAACTATTCGTAATTATCTTTTAGAAAAAGCAGATTATAAATGTGAATTGTGTGGCTGGAATAAAATAAATCCAGTTACTAATAAAGTCCCATTAGAAATTCATCATATTGATGGCGATTATAAAAATAACAGTTTAGAAAATTTATAGGTTCTATGCCCTAATTGTCATTCTTTAACTCCTAATTTTAAAGCCTTAAATAAGTCTGAAAGGCAAAGAACTTAGGTTCGGAAAGACAAATAGGAATATTATTGTGTTGATTGTGGTAAACCTATTAGCAAAGGGTCAACGCGTTGTCACCAATGTGAAGGTAAACATCGTATTACTGATAAACCATACACGCGTGAAGAATTAAAGGAACTAATTCGTACAACGCCTTTTACAGTTATTGGTCAAATGGCAGGTGTTACGGATAATGCAATTCGTAAATGGTGTTTTCAATATAATTTACCAGCAAAAAAACGTGAAATTAAAAAGTACACTGATGAAGAGTGGGCAGAAATATAACTTTTTATAAGCCAGAGTCCCATAGTGGTCAATTGGAACGGTTTTGTAAGCCGTCGCGCAAGCTTCATGAGTTCAAATCTCATCTCTGGCTCCATTTTGTTCTGTAAAAGGAAGTAATTATGAAAATTCTTGCTTTAATACTCGGTATCATCTGGCTCATGGTTAAGTGCAAATCTGATGATGATGAGTGGTCGAACATTAAATAATTTTATAGAGGTTGGAGTATGACTATATCCTTATTCATCGCGCTCTTTATGGGCGGAGGCTGTGTGACGATTTTACTTACATAGTCTATCAAGCAGTTTTTCTATAACCGCGGCGAGTAGGCAAGTCCTAATCTTATCGCTTTAATCAACGCGCTTATTGTTGGTGGTGGTGGTACAGCTTTTGCCTATACACTTTTCGACTTTCCCTGGACAATAAATAATATCCTATGCTTACTAGCCATGATACTTTTTGTATGGATGGGTAGTATGATTGGTTATTCTAAGATTTTTGAAACAATCCAGCAGTTTCGTGTTTGGCGTCAGACTGGTAACATTGATGCTATCAAAGATGCGATTGATGATACCAAGGTGTAAAGATGCTTACCTTTGATATCTATACAATCTATACCATAAAGCAGGGATATGGGCGCGATTGTGAATTGTTTTTAACTTACGAAGAAGCAGAGCGGGCGCGCGTGAGATATTCAAACGAAGGCATGGGCGCAGGCGACGTATATATTCGTAAGTATGTAAATGGTAAGTTATCCCCATAGGATTTGTGGCATATCAATGCTGCAGGTCAAGTAAGTTTTATCGGCAATAAATTCAATGACTATCACGAAAGG